GTTTGGGTCAGTTCGCTGACTTGCCACGTACAGTATGGCTTCAATTCGTCGTATTGTGCGTATCCTTGTTATAGTTGGCCTCGTCAGCCTTGCTATTTCAGGGATTGCGGTGCATCTTCATGAACACCGCAATGTGGGGGATCTTGTCCCAGTCACCCACACAACACATGCTATGGGCAACGACACTAATGTCGTTCATCGGTTCGACCGATTTGTGCGGAGTACAAGCCTCACCTCCCTCAGTGACAGAGTGTCTAACATTTCTGGGGGACTGCGTGTAGCCATGGGAAACTACACGTGGGGGGGTGTGAACGTGAGTGTCACACCATTATTGAAGGAGAGTAGCATCAGTGCCTTCAATAACTCCGCCATCAGGTGGGGTCCTGTGGGGTTAAGAGCCCTTGGTCTCGTTTGCATCGCCATTGCTGTGTCCATCTATCTCTGGGCAACTTTCTGGAAGTTACCGGAAGTCCACGAGATATGGGAGGACATCGCACTCCAAGACCTCGATCTAGGGGATCCCGACCGTAACGTTTTACCACTTGCGGACGCCCTTCCTCGCGTTGCGGAAATGGCTAACGATGCACTACGCGTACCGCATTGGCGGGAACAACTGTTCACCTTCATGGAACAGATTGGTCTCCCCCGTGCACTTCTCGCCCGTCATAGAATGCGCCTTGACCGGCTCAACTCTAGACGGCATGCTGCCCAGGCTCTCATGCGCGACAGGGACGATGTATTCAGAGTGAGGAATCAAATTCTCATGAGTGTACCTCGCGAGTCAGTCGGTGAGCACACCGCCATTAACCGGATTGTCGTGGGACGACAGGTTGACACTACATTTCGTCAACTTAACATCTCACCGTACAGGGCTTCCCAACTACGGGAAGCGGTCATCAATGCCTACTTCATCGATACTATTTACGATGCTGCCGGCAAAGAGATCGCACTTGGCCCTGCCAGACGTCCACTATAGTGGGGCCCCGTCGAACGTGACGCTATTGATACTCTAATCGATTACAGGGAACAACACGAATGGTTAGAGGACTTGGGTGTCACCGTCACCGCCGGTGTGGGTAGTAAGAAGAGGTATTGTCGTAGATATGTGGAATTCGTTGGAATTGGCAGTGTTGCGGAGAGATTTGTTGTACATAACAACTCACTAATCAATCTGTTACGCGCCCTTGCCGAACGGGTCTACAACATCGAGAGCAACGTTGGTGGGAACGTTCATTTAATCCCACCACCACTCCCGGCTCGCGGGGAGTTCGGTCGTTCAATGCAGGCTTTTCGAGATTTGGTGTTCCACCACCTTGAACCTGTGCAACGGATGAGTCACCAACAATTTGTGGAGACGTCCCCACCGCACAAGATCAACGTGTACCGCGCCGCTCTCAAGGACTACAATGCTTCAGGACTCCCCCCGAGCGCTGCTTGGGTGAAATCATTCATCAAGGCTGAAAAAGTCAGTGTCAAGAAAAAGTCTGACCCAGCCCCACGAATCATCCAACCAAGAGGCGTTGTCTTCAATCTAGTCTTCGGATGTTTCATCAGACCAGCTGAAAAGAAGATTTACGCAGCGATCGAC